ATATTGAAAATATAGAGCGCAAGGCAAATGAGGATTTTCAACACGATTTAAAGGACATACGCAGAGTACAACTTATGTGCTTTGCTTTAGCGGCCATTATTGCGTACTATTTAACTTGGGGATACAAATAAAAGGAATTTTTATGAATATCAAAGAGAAATTACAAGCCGATTTAGATGCGGCAAAAGCGCAAGTTGCTGATTTAGAGCAAAAGATTGCTAACATTCCAGCAGAAGTAGAGCAAATTGCTGAAGAAGCATGGGATAAGGTAAAAGATTTTTTCAAAGGTCTATAAAGTGAGCTGGCTTGAACAAATTGCACCTACTATTGCTACTTGTCTTGGCGGTCCTCTTGCTGGCTTGGCTGTTACAGCGGTATCTAAAGCCTTGGGAATAGATGAGGACAAAGTAAACGATACGATTCAAGACGGCAAACTGAATGCAGACCAAATTACCTCTATTAAACAAGCTGAAATCGAATTGCAATCAAAAGCTCAAGAGCTTGGCCTTAATTTTGAAACTCTGGCAGTACAAGATAGGTCTTCTGCGAGAGATATGCAGAAAAGTACCAATTCATTTATACCTCCTGTTCTGTCTATATTGGTTACAGTTGGTTTTTTTGGTATTTTGGTTGCTCTTATGCTTGGTAAAGTAGATTCCAATAACCAAGCCCTAATGATTATGTTGGGCAGCCTTGGTACTGCTTGGACAGGCATCATTGCGTTTTATTTTGGTAGCTCGGCTGGCAGTCAAGCTAAAGATCAACTGCTACATCAATCCACACCGACAAAATGAACCTTTCAGAACACTTTACTCTTGAAGAACTAACACATACCGATCATCGGGAGTTTGATAACACCCCTAATGCAGACGAGATTGCCAATCTGACACGGTTGGCTTCTTTTTTGGAAGAAGTTAAGACTGTTCTAGGTGGAAAGCCCGTCATGATTAACTCAGCCTTCCGCTGCAAGCAAGTAAACGATGCAGTAGGCTCAAAAGATACTAGTCAGCATCGCATTGGTTGTGCTGCCGATCTGCGTATTCCAGGCATGACTCCTGACGAGGTTGTGCAAGCTGTAATTGCATCAGGTATTGGATATGACCAAGTAATTCGTGAGTTTGATCGCTGGACACATATCAGCGTGCCCAATCATGCTGGTGACAATCCACGCAGACAAGCCCTGATTATTGATAAAACTGGAACAAGACCGTATGCCTAAAAGCACTAATCTTTCCGTTGGTCGTGGCGAGAAGCAGTCAGTAAGTCAAGGCGGAGGATTAACAGCCAAAGGAAGAAAGAAATACAACCGAGCAACAGGAAGCAAACTAAAAGCGCCAACAAAATCAGGGCCAAGGCATAAGTCATTTTGTGCTAGATCCAAAAGTTGGAAGGGTGAGCGGGGCAAGGCTGCTAGAAGGCGTTGGGGATGCAGATAGATTCACATTACAAATCTCTATTAAAGGCAGTCACTTGGCGCATTACAGGCAGCCTTGATACTTTTGTGTTGTCTTGGATCATTACAGGACAAGCTCATCTTGCAGTCACCATTGCTTTTGTTGAATTGTTTTCCAAGATTGCCCTGTACTGGTTGCATGAACGCATCTGGTTAAAGATTAAGCTCTAAGTAGTCATTGACGGATCTAGCAGCTCTCAAGTGATCCTTGGGTGTCACTGCTAAAATGTCCATGTAGTAAATCGTCATCGTGCTACGCTTTTGTTTGAGTGTCCAGATGTAATCAAATAAGTTATCAATGTGATCCGTCTGGTCATGCTCTACCCTACCCACAAGCGCACCAAAGTTATCAAACAAAAAGAACTTGCTGTAACCCTTCATAGTGAGGTCATAGATCAACTTTTTGTACAACTCTAACTGCAACTCAGTCTGGTAATCCGCTTCAAAATAAAGCATGGGTTTTTGCTCAAACTTGTACGAGTTCAAAACATCGTAATCCATGCCATCCACATCAACTTTGATCAAATCAGGCTTATAGTCAAATTCGTCAATAACGGCATTAAGCGAAACCCCGACTGTACCAATCGTATTTTTCATTAACCGCACTTTGGTTTGGAGTTTCTCCTCCACCAATTTTTTATTTTGTTGCAGTGCAGCAAAGAAATGATCTTGTGGTTCAGCACAGAAAAACTCTAATTGCGGATTGGCTTGTGCCATCGCTGCCATGAGCGCGCCCACATTTGCGCCTACATCAATTACATCACTTGTCAAAGACTTGGCTAAATGAGGCAAAAAGCGGTCATAGAGCTTATGTTGTTGCTGGTAGTAGGGTAAGGTATGCCGATCAGTCATTTCGATCAACAGATCGCCTAATTGATATTTCATGGCGCACCTACTAATTGCCCTTCAAAGGCATAAGTACCGATATGGGACAATCGTGTCCAGGGAGCTGCCCAAACTTTACCGCCATTGATGCGCCACAAACGGCAAAAATGATAGTCCTCAGATAGCAGACGGTTAGTTTCAGGCTCAATGGAAGTAGCAAAATACTCTCTAATTTGCTCTAAGTGTTGCATCTGACCAGACAGATCACCTACATCATTGCTATAAGCGGGTACTTTATCGGCTAATTGTTCAAATACTTCACGCTTAATGAGCATAAACCCTGTACCGCCATTAAAGATCTCTACAGGCTCATTAACAGGCACAGTTACTTCGCCTTGGTAATCTACCAAATTGACCACAAAAGAGCCTGTATGGTGCTTTAATTGGTCGTTAGGCACATTGGCATCCATCGCTTGTCTTACGGTGTTCCAGTTGATCTCTTTTTTAGGATAAATGCCACAAATAATCTCTTTGTCCACTTCTAACATTGCCAAAATGTCGGTAGGGTTAAATTTGATGTCTGCATCAATAAACATCAGGTGCGTACAAGCAGTTTTTAAAAAAGTGTGTGTGAGCGCATTTCTCGCTCTTGTAATCAGGCTTTCGTTAAACATATAACTAAACTGCGTTTCAATGCCTTGTTGCGTAAACACATTTTGCATTTGCTGAACCGATTGAGTGAAGTAACCAGCGCACATACCGCCATACATCGGAGTTGCTACAAACACTTTAATTTGACTGTTATCCATCATTTTTCCTTTAAAAAAGTAATTCTTTTTCCAATTTATCAAGCTGCTTAAACCAATTTTTAGGAATGCAAACACACTCCTCTTTTCGAACTTCGTGATTTCTACGCATAATTTGTGTTTTGGGGTCTCCGTCAATAGTGAAATACAAAAATTGATCGTCAAACTGCACAAACATAAATGCGGGTACTTTTTCTGTTTTAGCCTTTTCTTTTAAAGTGCAAAATTTCTTTTTAGTAAATTGAATCGCCATAAGTATCAAAAGCGTTAAACCTTCTGCGGTACTCTCCAAACCCTAATAAATATTTGCCAACCCTAAATTCCCAATCCCAGATGCTCATTTCTTCCTGGGCGGTAACATCAATTTTTAGCCAGTTTTGCAGCATTTGACGAGTGATTTCTTGATTGGCCAAGTCTTCCTTGATCTGCCAATCTTGCTTGCGATTCATGCCTTTTTCGGGTGTCATACGGATTCAACCTTGACAACCACCAAATCCTTTTTGATTTTGACAATCGTAAACATATTTTTTTGGTGTTCTTTGGCCACCCGCTTGCGGTATTCAATTTCTTTTTGAAGAATGTGCCAAAACTGCGATTTAATGATCATGTTATCCCCTAAGTTAAGATGCCAGCTTGCCTAAAAAGGACGGCTGGCGCGCCCTTCCTAACCCCATTTAGGCTTGGGGAGGTACAACATCTTCCATTAACCCCACCATTACGGTACAACCACCGTTTTTGATGGGTAAACCGCGTTTAACAACGATTTGTTGAACGCTAACATCGTCTGTATAGGCGATGCCGATAAGTGAATCCAGTATTGGCTTGACGCAGTTGTCAATATCCATGAGTTTTTTAGACCGTGGTTTAAGAATGATCTCAACCCATACTGGCTGATCGCCATAATTGGGTACGCGCCATTCTGCGCAATAAGCCGTAACATCATTTTTAAAATCTCTTCCCCGTTGACTAATGAACCTACGATGCCCACTCGCAATCCAATAATTGTTGATCGAAGGCGGATAAGGTAGGTTCAAATAAATCATATTAGCGACAAAGGGTTACCCAATGGCATCCACCGCCACCACAAACATATTGTTGCCAGCAATTCGCGTACTGCGCTGATGCCAGTCCAACAACAAAACATAATGCAGCTGCTATTGCATACTTTTTCATAATGAGCTCCTAAAAAGGTACATCGTTGTCATTGACTTCGCGAGGGTAAGTTCCCGCGGCTTGTGTGGGTGGTTTCCAGTTATCTTCCGATAAGCTGATTAACTGCCCTTTAGGGGTGTTTTTAGTCCACCCAGCTAGTTTAACCACCTGACCCGCTTTGTAATCCTCAGAAAGCAAAATCGTGCCTTTCCAATCGGGTGATTTGTCACTAGTTCTTTTCTCGTTCATAAAAAGAACGCCTTTGCCCATCTGGGCGATGTGTCCGTTAGACATTTTTAATTTCCTTTCTGTGGATTGCAAGCTTGGATAAGAACTTTGCGGTTGTATTGCCGTCAAAAGACTTTGTATATTCTTCATTTACCGCCCTAAATTGTTTGATCTTCTCGTACTTTTCCTCTGCGGTAAATTTGGGTGATTCATGAATCTTGGCGTGCATTTCGGCAAAACCATCAATCCAATCATCCTGACAAACATAGCGCGCGTAAGGTTCGTCCATGCCTGGCACATACAACGGCAAGGCAGCATCCACCAAATCTTCTGGTATTGCAGACAAATCCATCACGCTCGGTATTACAGACCCCATAACCTTCTCTTTTAATGGAGCTG